AGGAACTTGTCGGCTGCGGCAGCGGTGAAATCCACCGGCTCGCCGTCGTCATCGGTCACACCAGCCCAGCCCACTAGCACCTCAGCCGCGATAGTCCGATGGTTGACACCCTCCAGCTCCGGATCGTCCTCGCCACGCTTCAGGAGCGCCGCCCGCCTGGCCGATGCCACCAGCAGGTAATCGATTCGCTCTTGATCCAAGAAAGCGAACTCGGCGGTGAAACTGTAGCTTTCGCTGGCTAACTTGCCGGCCACCTTCCATTGGTAGCTAGTGGCGTCTGAAATCTTAAACATGGAATGCCGTGGGGTAAGGGATCAGGGGAAGGCCAGAGTCAGGGAGTCGGTAACCCCAGGCGCGGAGTTCTTCGCCACGAACGGCAGCTGCAGACCATAGGTGCCGTTGAGGTTCACCTCGGTGGGCGGCCCGAACACGGCATAGGGGATGGTTGGAGCCACCCGAAAGCCTGCCGAGGGGCCATGGGTAAATGTGATCGCCTGGCGGGTGCCGTTGGTGCACAGCGCGTAGGGGTTGAAGGTCGCCAGGTCAGCCGGGCGGACGATGGTGATCGTGCCCGAAACTGTGTGGTTGGTGATCTGCACCTCCTTGCTGCAACCGGCGTAGTCCTGGAAAAACAGCTCTGGTTCGACGGTCACAGTCATCGACTGCACGCACACCGACACGCCGCCGATGCTGGCCGTAGGGGTGTTGGCAGAGTCGAACACCACCCCGGCCGCCTGGTTGCTGATGTTTCCCGTCGGGTTGGCAACGTTGGTCGGCTCGACATAGATGCCGGTGCGGTTGAACGTGATCCGCGGGACCTCGCCGGCAGTGAAAGTCATCTCGAAGCCGCCACGACAGCCGAGCCCCTGATGGCGCTGGCCAGCGCCAAACCACATCAGCTCAGAGCTGGCAGGCGCGTCGGAGGTGATCATGTTGTAGGTGTTGACGGCCCCCGCAGTCGTGAGGTTCATCCCTGATCCCAGCAGGAGATGGCTGAATTTTGGCGGAGTGCCGGCAGTGCCGGACCCCTGGAGTTGCATCGGCAGCGATGCCTCCACCTTCCGCATCGCGATGATCGGCGAGCGGGTAGAGCCGAACGCGCCATCGAGAATATCCACGTCCTTCGATTCCGCGACCAGCGGACTGATCGAGGCATCAGCCAGGGTGATCAGGTAATCGGCGCCAGCGGTGCTAGCAGTCTGCCCATAGGTGGTCTCGGCCTTGGAGCAAAGAATCGTGTTCCGAAAGTAGGTTGCCATCAGGAATCACCAGGGGCGGGGGGTGCTTCGGCGGGGGGCTCAGCCGGGCAGAACGGCTGAGTAGCCGGCGTCTCCAGTACCCAGGACTTGCCGTCGGCGGAGAGCGCAAACTCTCCTGGCTCGGTAGGCGGCGGGGGCAGCGGAAGCGGCGGTTTAGGGGAGGCCATCGGTCACGTCGAGCTGATAGGTTCCATACGTCACAGCGTAGGAACAGCGCAGCACTCCGATCTCGCCGCTCACCCCGTCTGCCTGGCGGCCGGTGGGCACAATGCCGACCACCCCCGGCAGGCTGGGCACGCCGGTGGCTTCGGCCATCAGCAGCTCATGGGCTTTGACCCAGATCGGATCAGCCAGCAGGGTCAGGGGTGACCCGTTGATCAGGATGTCCACCGACAGCCGCATAGTGGTGGCCAGGGTTGAAAAGCTCTCCACCTCGTCGCTCTGGTTGTCCCAGTCGATCACAACGGCCGGCATCTCGCTTCGAGCCAGCGCCTCGTAACGGTCGCGAAAAACGGCGGCGGCTGCGGTGCCGGTGAGGCCGGCCTCAAGGATGGACTTGATTCCCGCCAGAATTGTCTCGGACCTGCTCAGCGTCATGGCCGCGGCTCCTCATCAGGGATGGCATCGGAGTAGCGGCGCCGGGTGCGCCCCAGCATCCGCCCAGCGGCGGTGATGGCGCCCTGGGCAGGGCTGGGCACCAGCACGCCCAGGGCCCAGTTCCAGCGTCCTTCGCACGCCTGGTGCGGCGAGGGCGCCCGGAACTCACAGACGCTGATGTAGGCGGCCAGCAGGGCAGCGGTTAGCCAGTTCATCGCCCGCCCTCCAGCCGCTCGATCTGGCTCGGGGTTGCCAGCCTCAGCGGCACCATCGTGGCGACCACCGGGACCAGCACCGCCAGCACCAGGCCCACCCCGGCGATCTGCGCCAGGCGGGTTTCGAGTTGGCGTTGGCGGGTAAACAGGGCATCGACATCCTTGCTGATCCTGGCTACATCTTCCTTGCGCTCGGCCATGATCGCCAGGACGCTATCGATTTTTGCTCCAAGCTCTGCCAGGCGAACATAGATGTCGCGGTGGCTTACATCGTGCTCAGGCGGCATGGCAGGCGTGGGGGATTGTGCTCAGGCTAGGCAGGGGTGAAGGGGTGGCCTGGCGGAGAAGGGTGCGGCGGTGGGTCATGGGATTGCGGCGGACAAGGCGGACATGAGAGTGGTAATCCGGGTGTCAAGCGAAGCGAGAGTGAGCGATTCGCCGATGGAGTAAAAGGCAAGCCTGTGCGCTCCATAAAGAAAGTTGCCTGATGTTCTATTCAACCTAAAAACATGAATGTTTCCGGTTGTTGGCGTTTCGCTTGTGGCTAGAAGTGTAATTGTAGTTGTCGTACCGTTTGTCCTGCGCAAATAGCTGCTGCTTGCGTTTCTGCTGATCCCATGAAATGACGAATTAACAGGAAGACTGCCTGTTGTCTCCGCGGCGGTTCTTGATGTTGTCACTTCGTCGTACAAATAGCTGCTGCCGTTTTGGCCACTTGTCAAATCTCCGATGTAGCCCTGGAGGCTACCGGCAGGGCCGCCCCGCGTAGATACATAAACCCCCATGTGCTGGCTGTTTTGCGGGTCGGCATTGTTGGCGCGTCCGCTGTCTAAGTATTTACTGCTGCCATTGCCAACTAGGCCTGTTTCGCGGTTGTAATCACCGCTCACGAATCCATTGTTTGTCGGCGCAGCCCCCACCAACGGCACCAGTGCCCCGGTCAGTGTGCGAGCACCAGCCAGGATGCAAGATGCCTTGATGGCGCTCCAGATGCCGTCCGCCTTGCAGCCGACTACGAACGCGTCGATAGCGTCCTTCACCGCTGTCTCTAGGCTCTGCCCATCGGCCGCCTCGACCGCCGTGATGTAGGCCTGCGCGTCGGTGTCGTAGGCGCCACCTGCTGGCGGCCTTGGCCGCTGCACAATAATCACTTGCGGCACCTCCCGATTCGGCTTCCCGGCTGCAGAGCTAATCCAGGGAGGAGGGTGACGTAATCCATCATTCTGCGATGCCATTAACCCAGCCTTCGGGGAACTCTGCAGTTGCCATCTGACCAATCACAAAATCAACAGCGCCGGTTTCACCGGCTGCTTCAATCTCGCTGTAAAGCTGCGCTAGGCGGGCATCATTGTGGAACGATGCCGCCAGTAGCCCCTCATGCCTAGCGATCAAGTTGGTAAATTGCGCCAGGTTGTTGTTAGCGGCCACCTGCTCTTTGGCGTACTGCAGCTTTTCGGTGTAGCCATTTTCCTGCGGCCACAGTTGAGCGTTATTGCGATCGGCGTAGCCCTTGGCCAGCGTCTTCAGCTCAGCCGCGCTGCGGCGCTTGATGGTTTCGGTGTATTTGTATTCGCCCTTAGGATGGCCATCAGGCACAGCCATAAACTCGCCCTGGGCGTTGCGGGCAGGGTGCAATCCCCAACCGCTGTTCTCGCTATCAACCACGAACAGTTCGGCGTCGTAGGGCACCGACACGAACGGCACCCGCTCGTAGTAGTCGGCCGCTTGGTCATGCTCGCCGCCAAACAAGAACGGCCAGCGAACGCCGTTTGGGTTGCGGACCTGGCCATTAGTGACGGCAACGTAAAGCGCTACGCTCTGGCCCTCTTGGGGGCCTTCGGTGAAATACTCAACGCCGGTTGCTGGGTTGACGGTGGTAGCAGTCATGGGATCAGGAGTAGCGAACGGTGATGGTGAAAATGTGGCCAGATGATCCGGTGCCAACCGACACCAGATCCACCCCCAGCGTGTCCCCAGCCGCAAGGGTCAGGGTGCCGGCGAGGAGGCTGGTGGCGTCGGTCAGGATGGCCGAAGATGCCAGCGAAGCGTTAGCGCTTAGCAGGCTTGTCTTGGTGCCGCTACGGCGGGCGTAGAGCATTGCCTGGCTGCTGCTGCTGCCAGTGGCGCTGGGGGCCAACTCCCAAAACGCACCTACAACCGTGCAGGCACGCTGCACGGTTGTCTCAACGTAGTTGGTGGCAGCAGTTGCGGTTTCGCCTTTGTTGCTCACCACCAGCTTGATTACATCTGAGAATGCAAGGGTGGTGCCAGAAAACGACAGCGCTCCTCCTAGCGTTCCTTCTTCAACGGCTCCGGTTCCTGCCGTTGTGCGAAGCAGGATGCGATTCGTGTTCATCGTCAGCCCGCTGGAGCCGATGGCCCCAGTAAGCGCCCGGCCAGCAATGTTGCCGACAATCTTGTTAATTGCCTGAAGGATTGAATCCGTGGAGGCAACAGTGCCCGCCTCAGCGACAAATCCGGTCAGGGCCGAGGCAATGGCTCGGGCGGCGGTGAAATAGCGGTTGACCGAACCTTCCGGCACCGCATCGGTAGATCCAGGTATTGCAGCAGCAAGCTCAGCCGCAGTGGTGTACGCCGGGTGAGGGTCCGCGGCGGCTTCGTGGGCGGATACAGCAGCAGCCAGCTCAGCAGCCGTTGAATAGGTGGGATGAGGATCTGCGGCAGCCGCGTGGGCAGCCACGGCGGCAGACAGCTCAGCAGCCGTTGAATAGGTGGGATGAGGATCTGCGGCGGCTTCGTGGGCGGCCACAGCAGCAGCGGCCGTTCCTACAGGATCACCCCCCAGCAACGCCGCGACCGCCGACAGAGGCGCGCCTCCCGTGTTGATCGGCGCGGCGGTGCCGCTGCCAGAGCCTGCAGCGGTGGCCACGAAATAGGCGCCAACCGTATTCGACGCCGCGCCAATCGCCGTAAAGCTTGTAGATCCTACCGTGACAATTTGATACGCTTGATCTACAACAAACGCACCGGCCGTAACGGCCGCGCCAAGGCGGTCCACCGGGATCCGGTCGGTGCCCAGCACGCTGCCGTAACTCGGCAGCTCAGAGATCGTCGTGCGCGTGTCTGGCATGGCATCAGGCTAGGAGGGCTGAGTTTGCAAGGCTTGGCCAGCGCCGCTGCGCAGCACCATGCCTGAGCCGGTGCGGAGCAGTCTGGACAGCAGAGGAATGGCCACCGCCGCCGATTTGATCAACGGCACCCGGCAGAACTCGCCCTCGCCGAACGGCATTGGCTGATATTCAACCTTGTACGTTTGGCCGTCCACAGTGATAGCATTGCCATGGCCCAGGTTGCCGAAGGTGGCCGTCGGGACGGTCAGCAGGTAGTCAACATCCACCGCTTGGCCATTGAGGATCAGTTCGCCGTTTTGAGCCAGGAATCCTCGCCCTGAAGCAGCGCCAGCTACAACACTGACGCTGCCCAGGCGGTCAAAGGCCACCCGATTGGCTGCTGCCTCCAGGGTGGCCCAGCCCATCAGCTCACCGCGCTGGCGGTTTGATTGGAAGCCGAGGGCATCAGCTTCACCCGGAGGTTGCCGGTCACAGCGCCAGAGGTTGCCAGGTTGATGCCCACCAGCACGTTGGCGGTGGTCTCTCTA